TTAATCGGTGTCTTTAAAATCGATAATACCTTTGACCACTTTCAATGTCTTGTCGATGTTACGTGAAGTCTTCAAACCCGCAATCACGCATTTCCCAGATGCAAAAAGAAGAGCTGTTGCTTTTACTGGCTGTTCTATCTTAAGAATGGCTCCAGCGAACTGCTCGGGCTCGTAGATTAACTTGCGCTCTCTTCTGTATAGTTCTTCAAGGTTTATGGGCGAGCCAAAACTTGCAACAAGAACCATGTTCTGGATCCTTGGTTCAAGAGAGACCGATTTTATCAAACCTCTCTCAGCCAAGAACGTCATTGCACATTCAAGTTCAGCAAACGCCCTCTTTTCGCTTTTTGTGCCCACGCTTATCATCTTGCCAGTGGGAAAAAGACTGACTTTTCCCTCCATGTCGGACGTCTTGAAGTAAGCCACATGACCACCATAGACTTCAGAGTCCCAAAGAATCTCCTTGAAAGTACCTAACGTGTGGAAATCAAGCTCTTGACCAAGTGATGCAGTTGCCACAACGTTGACTACCCTTACTTCCATCCACGAACCCTTCATAAAGACGTGCGCATTTTAGAAATATGTTGCCTCAGCTTAAAGTCTTTAGTTAGAGGAAGAGCGCACGTTGGGGCATATTTCTTGATCTTCCGCGAAACTTCAGCTTTTCCACGTGATATCTTTCGTTACAAAAAGAATTTGGCGCGTGCTATTCACGGCATATTGGATCCAAACCGGATTCTTATTTCCTATGAATTAGTCCTCGTCGCCAGAACAAGTAGACTTTCGACCGAAGTAGAAAACGCGCGCGTTATGCATGTGTATACTCAGAATTAACGTTTATAATTCATAAGTCATATGTCTCGGATTTCGTGGATACCAATGCTGCGTGCATCAGTGCGTGATGAAATTGGACCTTGTAATCGTCTTCGGGCTGCTTTTACTCTATGTCTTCGGAGCAGTTGCCATCGTAATCTATTCAGCGCACAGGAGAAAGAAACGAATGGTGCAGCAGCCGCTACAGCATTCACAGCCACAACCGCCGCCAAAGTCCGTGTTCAGAAGCCATCTAGAACCTGAGAAAGAAGATCTAGGACTAGAAGACTCGGAAGGTGACGGATTAATGCTGTTCGATGATCCAATGTTTCCACCTGACCCTGACGACGAAGACTGGCACACGCTACCTGTCGAGTAACGCGCGCGCGCTTTAAACGTTCTGCAAGATGGAAAAACACTTAACGCAGAGAGATGAGATACTTTGTTAGGAGCTGTAGGCGCTAAGGAACGCCTCTCTAGTTTACCGACGAAAAGAGGTTTTCAAGGCTAAATTCCTCGAAGTCTTGGCTGCCTACAGTTCCGTTCTCTCTAACCAACGATTTAACCAAGTGGTAGCAAGCGCGCGCTACTCACAAGCGGGCGCCTCATGTGTTCTTCCATCCTACCACAAATGGCTTTTCGTTATCCCTAATAGGGTACCGTCTAGCTTTTCAATTGCTAGGGGCATTGTAGCCTTGGAAACTTGCTCTCGCCGCCTTTGAGTGGCGTCTAGCGTTGCTTTTTGGAGTTGTTTGTTTTGGTTCACAGAAGAGAGGCTAGGTTAAGGCTTCAGGAAAGACGTATTCGCAGAATAATACTTGTCACTGCGTACTACGATCGCGAACGCGGTGAAATAGTCTCTAAGGTTTCGCGTTTGGATGTTATTCGGATGTTAGCTGAACCGGTTCAAGTGAGTCTTATTCCCGACATAGTTAAGGGCGAAGTTTTGATTGACGCTCGTGGCACAGGAAGTCTCCAGCACTAGAAGGGCAATGGTGATATCTGTTCAATGGTTAACAGGGAGTCTCATCGAACGAAGATAGTTCATCGTCTTTTTCAACTCCGCAGAACGTTTAGAGTCGACAGTCAACAGTTGAGGTTGAAGATGATTGAGAATCTCAAAGAGCTTTTCGATATGGCGTCGAGCCTTGCGAGGGGCGATTACAAGTCTCAGTATGAAAATCGTAAGCTGGAGCCTGTGTCGATCAAGGAGAGACAGAAATGGGTTCGTGTTGCAGCATACACGGCGCAGATCTTGAACAGCGTCACGGACGGGTTTGATGAGCGTCAGATAGATCGCGACCTTGCAGAATTGGAGAGACTTGTTAATGAAGCAAGAGCAAAGGGCAAAACTACACAGATTGAAGAGGGAACTCGACAGCGAGAAGAACCTCCTAAGTCTACCGAAGGATAAGGTCGAGTTCTTCGAGAAGGTTCTAAAGATTAGGCCTTACCCTTACCAGGCGGAGTTCTTAAGAGATCCTTCTTCGCTTAAGGTTTTGAGGTGGCCTAGGCGGGCAGGCAAGACCACGATAATGTCTGGAGACGATCTTTATTGTGCGATGCACTGCCCAAATTCGAAGATTATCATTACTATGCCCAAGTATCAGCAGATCAAGGAAATATATTTCCAAACCCTCCATGAGCATTTGGCCCGGATGGACCGTGAGATCTACGATGCTTACATTGAGTCCGAGCTGCAGACAATAATACACGTGACGAACGGAACCATCATTTTAGCTGAGACGCCAGAGCCCTTTACCATTCGAGGCCATGGACCCAGAAAGATAAGCATTGACGAAATGAACTTTATCCGCAAGGACGAGGATCTTTGGCTCAGTGCTCTGCTTCCGATGACTTTGACGCAGAGTGTGGATATTAACGTTGCAAGCACGCCTTGGAACAAGGACAGCATCTTTTTCAAGATGTGTTATGATAAGAGCTTCAGAGTCTTCAGCGGCAACATTCACGAGAGAGATCCACCGCGCTATTTTCTCACGTGGAAGGAGGTTCAGAAGCCGAACGGCCCCCTAGATCCTTCCCAAGTTGACATCATGAGAGAACAGTATGCAGGCGACCCTTGGCGCTGGCGTCGGGAGATGGAGTGTGCATTTATCGATGACGAGAGCGCGTTTCTACCTTCAAGCCTCATAATCAAGTGTCAGAATGAAGCATTAAACTTTCTGCCATTTGAAGAAAATGTCTCAGGCAACTTCTATATTGGCTGGGACTTAGGCAGAGAGCGAGATCATAATGCTGTCGCAGTCGTTCAGAAGTTCGCTGACTATTCAGCGCTTGTTCATTGTAAGCAGTTTCCTTTAGGTACGCCGTACATCAGCGTTATGGCGTACATCAAGAGCCTCTGTGACCGGTGGCAAACAGTTCACAGCGTCTATTATGACCACACCGGAACAAAAGGAATGGATGAAGAGATCGATCGCGCAGGTTTCCCAGGCATCTTTGGCATAGACTACACGAAACCGAAGAAGCACGGGATGGCGACTCTTCTGAAGCAGCATATGATGACTCCGAGAGAAAGCGACAGAAAGCTCTTGCCGGAGGATGCTCGCAGAAAATTTGAGTTACCGTTTGACAAAGACGTGCAAGCTGAGCTAAATGTTGAGCAGTGGGAGCAGTCGAAGGGCAGCGAAGTCTACGCTTTTAGTCATCCAGAAGGGGCACATGATGATCGCTTCTGGGCGATTTGTATGGCTCTTTACGCGAGCTTACAGGCGCCTCCTCCAGGAAAGGGTGCGTTCATGCTTCCTCACTAAATATCAAAAGATTAGGTGATTAAAATGGAAGAAGAAATATTCGTCGCTTCGTCAAAAGACAGAATCGTTAAAGCTCTCGGAATCCGCGTTGCTGCGAACCTTGAAGACTTGCATGTTTACGTTAACGGTGTTGACATCGTGAAATCTGTTGTCCTTGAAGAAGTTCGCATAACGACGAACAGAAAGGAACAGAAACCTTCAGTCGTGACGACATAAGAGAGTGAGTTCTTTGCCATGGACAAGTGAGAAAGCTGAGTCTGCGTTTTTGGCCCAGCGTCTAGTCTCTCCTGATATTAGCAGACAGCAGATGGAAGAGGAGGTTCCTGTTTCTTGGAGAACAGATCAGTCTCTGATGGGTTACGTCAAGAAGTATATGATCGGAGCCACAGGGGTCGGCTTCGTTGTACCGCCTTATATGGCGTACTGGGAGCGTCTCTGGGGAGCTACACCAATCGAAGACTTACCGAAATACAAAGACATGTACACGTTTACACCGTACATTAAAGCAAGCATCGACGTAACGATTAATCTCGCCTTAAGCAACGGCTTCGAGCTTGAAGGCGGCAAAGATGAAATTCGCGAGTGGCTTACTGACTGGCTTGACGAACAGAACATTTTAGAAACTTTGCGGATTATTGGTGCAGACATGCTTATCTCAGGTAACGGTTATCTCGAATTGTGTCGTAACGAAAACGGAGTTGTCGAGTGGCTTAAGCCTCTTGACCCTGTTCACATGCGCGTAAGACGTGATGCTTTCGGTGACGTTTTCGGTTATGTTCAGCTTTTGACTTTTCCGCCTGTGGCGTTCGCTGCGCAAGATATTATTCACTTCCGCTGGGGCGCAAAGAGTTGGTGGTACGAGTTCAGTTACGGTACGAGCCAGTTGAGGTCTCTGCTCTTAATTCAAGCTTTGATTGATGACTTTCAGACTGATATGGCAACGATTATGAAAGTCTACACTAAGCCGATGCTGGTCGTTACAGCAGGGACTCCTGAGAATCCTTGGGCTGATCCACAGTTAACGAGTCTTGTTCAAGCTTTTGAAAGTCGGCAAGCTGCAACAGACGTGTTCGTAAGAGGCGACGTAACAGCCAAAGTTCTCCCAAGTATGACGAAGGAGATTAATGTCGAGTGGTGGCTTAACTATCTTCACCGTCAACGGATGGCAGTCTTGGGAGTTCCTAAAATCTTCTTGGGCGAAAGTGAAGGCACGAACAAAGCTACAGCAGACATCGTAATGCAGGAATACGTTACTAGGCTACGGACGATCGAAGAGCTAATCGGCGACATGCTTGAGACGGTCTTATTCAAGCAGCTAATTGAGAGTCAGTGGGGTGAAGGCTTTGAGATTCCGAAGGTTAAGTGGCGTCCGATCTGGGAGCCGACGATACAGGAGAAGGCCGCTTACTACGTCGCGCTTGTGCAGAACAATATTGCTGGGATACCTGAGGCAAGACTAGCCTTAGGCTTGAGTGAGACACCTGAAAAAGGCGAAGAAGCGACGAGCGCCGGAACTGCGCTGATGGAGAAGCCCGGACAACAGAAAATTGTAACGCTGCCTCTTCAAACGAAGTGAGTTTTTTGGCAAGCTTCGCAGAGGCTGCCGCATTCTACAGCCATTATGCTCAGCTTCCTCCTCTTCAAAGTTCGGCGAAGCAAAGTTGGATTTTTATCCTCGTTGATGATGGGAAACTTCGAGCAGTGTGATGAGTTTCGCGGAGAAGCATATCAAATTGAAGACCAGAGCGAACTTGAAGAATCTTTTCCTTACGGTGAGCAGCTCGATTCTAATACGTTCGCTTGTAATGTTCATCCAAATTGTCGTTGTATAGTCGAAAGGCAGGAATGAAAGCTGTTAAGACATAAGCTTTCAAAATGGTGGCCTCGGATGGCCTGTAGCAGCCTCTGTGGCTATACTAACGAGATGCGAAGACCTCACATAAGTTGCCTCTGGTGTCGTGTGCGTAGGTTCTTCTATGGGAAGCTTGATCCTAAAAAGTACCACAAGAACAGGTACATGAGAGGCATGGTCTTTCCGCCGAAGTACTTCAATTATGTCTTGTGCATCGACACGAGCCCAGGCCGGAAGTTCCAGATAATCAAAGATTTTTTGTTGAAGCATTTGTTGACGATTTGTGAAGGGTTGGCGAACTAATATGCCTGGATTAGAGGAAGATAAGACAGTTTGGCGATATCGTGTTCAAGACCCAGAAAAGTTTGACAAGTTCCGCGTGAAAGAGATTGGGAGCGGCGGCGTCAAGATAACAGACGCCCGCGTGAAGGGTACGAACAGGTGGGAAATCCAGAACTATCTATTTGATAAGACTCGTTTCAAGACTCGTGAGCAGGTCAAAAATTGGATTGACAAGTATTTGAAGACGCAGATTCAGATGCTCACAGATTTCAGAGCTTGGAACGAGTATATCCGCAGAAACGTGAACGCTTACATGCGGATTAGCAAAGTCGAGGGTTAATCTCGATATCATAGTTACTGCCTGGAGCATAATTTAGAGTCTTCATTCTCCTTTCTCCCTTAAATCTAGTTTCAGGCAGTAACAAAAAAAATCAAACAAAGAAGTGGTTCAATAATGGATAAAAGATTCGCAACTTTAGTGGGTTTCTTGGTTTTTCTTTTAGCTTGTGTCGTTATATCAGCGGCCTTGCAGTCTTTGACTGTCAAGATACCGAGTAAAGCTTCAATCACCGTTGTAGGCTTAGCCGTCTACAGTGACGTTGCTTGCACTCAGAACGTGACGAGCATAGATTGGGGCACTCTCGCGCCTGGGACAGCGACGAATTATCAAGTCTACATCGAGAGCATAAGTACTGTGCCTATAATACTAGGTTTAAGCACAGATTCTTGGAATCCGTCAAGCGCTTCAACTTACATCACTCTCGCGTGGAACTATACTACTGGGACGCAGATTCAGCCCGGTGCTTCGTTACCTGTGACTCTTACTTTGACAGTAAGTTCCTCAGTTACGGGTATTACGTCTTTCACTTTCAACATAGACATGACCGGAAGCGGGTAAATCACAGTTTTGAGGTGTAACAAAAATGAGTCTTCAAGCAAGAGTTTGGAGTACGAAAGAAGTAAATGATTTTCCAGATAGTTCCTTCGCTTACATCGAGCCCGGAGGCAAGAAGGACGGCGAAGGCAAGACGATACCGAGAGGTCTAAGGCACTTTCCGTACAAAGACAAGAACGGAGAAATCGATGAGCCGCACGTGAACGCTGGCTTCTCGTATCTTCAGAAAGCGAATCTTCCAATGCCTGCGAAGAAGCGTATACATGTTGTCCTTATCAATGCTTGTAAGAATCTCGGGAAAGAGCATAAGCAGTGCAGTTTCCCAGGTTGCAATGGCTATTCGCCGAGCAAAAAGAGTTTTCTTGAAGATCGTGCAGCTTGGGCTGCTTTAAACGAGAACTACACGAGAACTCGCGGAATGAACGTCGTCTTTGGTTAAAGGTGAAAGAGTTTGCAGTTGACATATTTCGTTCCTTTCAAAGCCGCCGATAACGTAAACGCGCAAATGGCTATTATAGAGAAGCTTCTGCCGATCGAAGGCGTCGCGATCGATACGAGCGTGAACGCGAACAAATGGCAAGTACCGCCAGAAGACCTTGACTTTTTCGTAACTACTCTTCAGGGTACGCAGCTTCGCATAGATCACGCAGAGAGTGCTATGGCTGTAATCGGGAAAGTTCCTGAAGGGAAGAAAGTTGGTGATACTGTCCAATTTAGGGCTGAAATCGGTGATCTCTCGATTATCGAGAAAGTTCTACGTGGTTACTTGACGCATGTTAGCGTCCAGGTTGACAGTGACGACGTAGAATGCTCGAAATGCAAAGAGCAGACGCGGAAGGAAGGACTCTTAGTACATTTATGTCCCAGCGCGTGGGAGATCGTTCATAAACCGAAGGTTCGAGAACTTAGCATCGTCGCGAGTCCGGCCTATAAGAATACTGAGTTTAAGCCTCTAGGCTTCGCTTCTGCGATGAATGAGAGCCAGGAGAAGGCGCGTGTAGAGTTTCAACGAAAGGATCTTCTTAAGAAACTGCTCGCTGCGAGATTGGCAATAGCGAGTTTCCAGTTATCGGAAGATAACAAAGATGTGGGTTCTAAGGGAAACCTGCAAGAACCTGAAAACAAAATTGAAAGTAAAAAGGAGGTGAAGCCATTGTCTGCACAAAATAATGGGCAGCAAGCGGCTTCTCCACATCAAGCACAAGGCGTAGTAAACGTAGCTCCTGGAGAGGGAGCGCCAAAACAAGTGACTTATGACGAGTTGACGAATCAAGTGACGAAACTGATAGACCAGATTAAGACTGCAGGCACAGACGCAGAAATCGACGCATTGCAAAAGAGAGTTGCTGAAGTTGAAGCTGAAGTCGCCAAGCGAGCCACAAAGACAGGCTTAACTCGCAGGCTCACTGAACTATCTAGGAAAATGAGCGAAAGCGCAGCTGACGCGGCAGAAGATGGGTCAGCCAAGAAGAGCAGGAAAGGCGAAGACGGAGCTAGTGAAAGCGACGGAGATGGCGACGGAAAGAAACCTGTGCCGCAAGCAGAATCTGCAGAATCAGCAGGCCGCAAAGCTACGGGAAAAGGCTTAATCTCAACTGAAGAACTTGACACAGAGCAGAATGGTCCATCTGCTCCCTGGTTCAAAGATATTCTCAAAGCTAACGCGTTGCAGAAAAAGCTTGGGCGCGGAATTTTCTCTGGCTAAGAAGAGTGATGTAAGATGAGTACACCAATTTTTGAGAGTACAAGCCCGCTCATAAACGATCGTTTCATCAACAACTACCTTGCAGGCGAGGCCCTTAGTCCCGGATCACTCGTTGAAATGACTGCGGACTGGACCGTTAAGAAAGTCAGAACGCAGAACAGCCTAAAAGTCGTCGGAATAACTCTTACAGCAGCAGTAGCAGGCAGGATGGTGTCAGTAGTCGGCAGAGGCCAGTGTAGAGTCATTGTCTGGGGAACAACGCTCGTATACGGAGACCAATTCGGAAGCGGCGGCGCTGGCGACACGGCAGGAACAGTCTCAGCGGGCACTGCAATCCAAGATAATACTAACAAAAATACTAGCATTCTCGGAAACATAGTGCAGGGCGCAATAAGCGGTGGCACGGCCATCGTCAACCTCTGGTAAGGTGACCATTAATGGCAATGGTTAGAGATGCCTTTACATGGGTTGACTCAGGGGCTGTAGCGTATCCCGCATTACATCAGCATATTATCGAACTAACGATGCCCGCATTGCTCGTGAAGCAGCTGCTCCCAGAGTTTCCGCTCGTCGCCGGTAGGACTGCAACTTTCGTAAAGGAAGCAGGCAGCAGAACTGCTGTAATCAACGAGGTCGGCGAAGGTGCAGAACTTAATCTGGATTTCACACCGCTAACTTACGTGACTGTCACACCTTACAAGAAGGGCATGAGAGAACGAGTATCACGCGAAAACATTGAGGACCTCTACATTCCAGTGATTGAGCAGCAGCTCCGACGTCTAGCAAGACGTATGGCATATACGATTGATTTAGACTGCCTCACAGTTATCGGCAACGGCGCAGGAATCGTAAGCGCAGCCACAGGCTACAGCATGGGCGCAACACTTACAAGAACCCAGCTAGCAAATACGATCGGCCAAGAAGACATTCTCTGGGCTAAAAGCTACATCGAAAATAAGAGTTTCAAGCCCACGCACATAATCGTGAACCCCGTTAACGCGCGAGACCTTTACGAGCTGCCAATGTTCAGCTTGTGGGCTCACTACGGTGAAACAATTACCAAAGGCGGCGTCCTCGGTACAGTCTATGATATAGAAGTCTTGGTCACAGCAGCGCAGAGCGCAGGAACAGCCTATGTCGTCAGTACTGGTGAGAACCCAAGTGGCGCTTATGCTCCTATGGGCTTCTTCGTCATCAAACGGCCGTTGATGAGCGATATAGACATCAGGAAAGAGTTCGACGCTGTAGACGTTATGCTGACGACAAGATACGCGCCTGTTGTGCTTAACGGAGAGGCTATTGTCCAGATTACAGGACTGAAAACAAGCTAGACTTTTTGAGAATCAGTAACCCAGTTTCTCTCTTTTTTTTCTTTCAATTTTTGTCTCGAAGCTCATTCACTTAACGTGGTGAGCGAGACACCGACTCTGTAAGAGCGGGCCTCATTTTAGAGGAAAAAAAACTAAAAACTTGAATCGAGGTGAGACATATATGAGTCAAAAAACATTATTTTGGCAGAATCACACGTTCATATTGGGTTTGATCGCTGTAGCCATAGCTCTTGTGTTCGTCTCGTACGTTGCTCCAACCATCCAAGCAATTAGTACGGTGGGCCTGCCTACGTGGGAAATCCAACTTGTGGGCATAATGCAATGGCTAGTCAACATATTCCCGCCAAGTATCGTTGCAGGCTTTGGATGGAGTCTTTTCGGTTATCTGAGAGAGAAAGCAGGAGATACAACAGTCAATTATGATCTTTCGAGATTGTCGCAAACGCTACTTTGGTTCATTGGCATCGCAACTCCCGCCGCTTATAGCTTGAACAATGTGGCGTGGGGAACAGGTATAGCAGCAGGTCTCATGGCCGTGAAAGCAGTCATTAACCAATTCACCACAGCAATGCAGCCACCGACATTCCACATAAAGATAACTGCACCAGCAACCGGAACACAAAGCGTCCCGGGTACATCTTGGGAAGAAACGTCGGCGCCACAGACGAGAATCGATTACCTGAAAAGTCAGGGCTATATTGTCGCGGTATTGCCATAAACCAGACATTTGTAGCCTTTATTCCCTTTTTTAGCACCCTTTTTTAGTCATGTAAGTACGTATCTATCGTTTAACTGAAAGTGCGAAAAGGTCTTGTGGTCTTCAGGGACCTCGCAAAACAAAAGGTGAAAACAATTGTCTAGAACAAGCAGATATGGGAAACTCTTGAAAGTAGTACCTACCTTAGCGATAGTGCTGCTTTTAACATGTGCCTCTGTTTTTCACGTTCAAATAAACGTCGCCTATGCTACTATTACAGGCGATCAGCCCCCGGCTTCTGGCGATTGGATAATTTCAACAGGTCCAGGCACCACGGTAACTAGCGAGCCAAACTTAATTATCAATGGTAGTATCAAAGTCAATGACTATCGTTATTTCAAAGTCTACGATAGCAACATTACGATCAACGGCAACTTCACGAATATTGGCGATGCAGCTATCATAATCTCAAACTCGACCATTTACTTCAACATGACACGAACGAACAATTACGGCTCGTATATCATGCTGAAGGGAAGCAATGGCTATTCGGTCAACATCACGAACAGTAGATTTCTGAACGCAACGACTAACCGAAATTACATGGACTTAGAGCTTAACACAACCTTGGTGAATGATGAATTCCGTGGCTTCGGAGATTCTGTAATGACCGATACATACGGAATCGTCATCGATCCGGGCGCTACTTATAGCGGAAACTTCACAATGCAAAACGTGCATTTTCACCAGATCAACGCGACAATAAGGCTTACGTACTGCACTGCAGGATTGATGAGCAACGTAACTATCGACGAAATTCAACAGTTCTTTGGGCTCGGTCTCGGCGCATCAGGCTACGTTAGTGCTCTGTCGATCTACCAATGCCCGAATATCGTCATAAGTAATCTGACGATCAACTTCACGCAGACGATCGGAACGCACGCGATGAGCACGCCAACGGTTTACGGTTTCGGTCTCTCCACAGGAACGACAAATGTAACGATAAATAATGTGACTGTTCAAGGACTCTTCCCACAGTTAAATCTTGATGGCGGTATGAATGACATATCGCCGCATTTTACATTCGACCCTGGCAATGGAGTGGCAGTCTTTAACAACTGCACATTCATAGGAGCCGGAAACGCGCTCACGAATACGAAAGTAGGCGGCAATCTCACAATCAATGGCATATTAATCCTGAATGACTCTGACGGTTTTGAAGCTTCGACAGACGGTGGCGGCAATCTTACAGTTTATGATTCTACGTGGATAAACTCTGATGTTAGTATGCAATCAAACAACACCGTGAATCTCATAAGGCCCACGTTCATCGTAAACGACTCAACATTAAGCTACCATGGCTTCGTAAGCAACTTTGCGAGCGGCTATCTCTTGATGACAAACGCAACCTTCGGACCGATCAATGACTCGCAAGTTTTCGAGCAGTTTGACGAGAATCCGGGCACGGACATGAGCGTTCCAGCACATGTCTGGCAATTCTACAACTTCACATCTGACGGCTCGTACGTTGAAATGTACGAGGAAGAGCCAACGTATCTGAACGGGAACACAACATTCGCGAACGTCACGTACAGAAGCAAGGTCCTCAAGTACACTTTAAACGCTCCCGCAGGCCAAAACTCAACTTCGTTCGTGTACAATCCTAACGGCAACGTCCAAGTAGTAACGGGCGCCACAGCGTACTGGTACAATGTGACAACAGGCATCATAACCGTGAACGCGACGGGAACAAGCACGATAACTCTTGACTGGAACATTTATTGGATGAATTTTACCTTCATGGACATGCAGCAGGGTCTGGTCACGTCAGTGACTTGGCAACTCTATAACGGCACACAACTTCTCAATTATGCTCAGGGGCAGGCTGGCCTCTACGCGGGAACATACACGTTAGACGTCTACTACCACAGCTTTCTCATCAACGTCTCGAGCTTGCCAACAGCGTCTTACGGGAACACAGTCGCAAATATCAGCTTGAACATGTATCCTGACGCAAGTGGCTACATCGCAGCGAACGCAACTTTCACGGGGATCAGCCTGACAGAAAACCCGAACGTCACTCCAGGCTCGACTTCCTTTACTGCTATAGCGTCAAACGTACTCTTCATCGTGGACGTTAGCAGTAACGTAAGCAGCGTAGTCTTAGACAGCAGCAGCACGAATGCTTGGACTCAAATTAACGGGACTGTTACATACATTTACTTTACAGACGTCTCGTTTTCAAGCGTTGAAATCGACTATTTCCCACCAACGCCGCTTTCAGTACCCTTCTTCGCGATTACTGTTGCTCTTGTTGCTGTAGGGTCAAGCTTTGTCTATTGGTTCTATCGGCGAATTCACAAATCTCGAAGTGGAACGACTTGACAGAATACGAGTCGAAACAAGGCACTTGGAGTCTCGCAAATAATATTCTCCAAGGAATCGTGTAGGGATTAATAAGCGCGCGCTCTGCGTGGCCGGAAGCGAAACTGACGTAGCTTACAGCGTACAGGCATTAGTCAATCAAGCATTAGGAACTAAAGCGTCAATTATCGTATTCTACACTGAAGATGAGAACTTTAACCCCATATACGTGGAATGCGTACTCGATTTCGGCGCTGGCAGGCTTCATATCGATCTCGTAGACGCGGCTCAGAGAGCGATAGTTGCAGAGATAAGTTTCTCTCTCACGCTCGGAACTGCGTATATCGTGAAAGTGGAAGCAAGTACGTACTCAGACGGTACGGGCTACGTGCGGTTTCTCGTTAACAATGTCGTGCAGCTCTATATAGAAGACCTCGCAGCAATCTTCACTGCAGGCATGGCGGGCTTCGCGTGTGAAGGCATACTCGTCACAGACGGCGCTACTTTCTCAAATGTAGTCATTCAGAGCTTAGTAATCACAGCGCCTCCAGTAGCAGGAGTATTTCCGATAACAGCAGCAGATGTTGCTGCACAGCTTAACGCTTCTGGGCCTGACGCAAACAATAACTGTACGGTCTACGGCTTAACGATCGCACAAGCAGCGATTCAGGCTCATATAGACTATGCGAACAACTACATTAATGCCATCTTAGGCGCAAACTTGCTAAGTTCTGACCCTAAGTATCCGATAGCTGTGATAGCTTGTCTCGACCTCGCATGCTTGCGTGCTCTTGTCGTAAGCAGCGGCGGCTCTCTCGCAGGTGCGTATGACTACTTCCTCGGCGACTTGCGAGTGACGCGTGCTGCGCCGTATGCGAGCGCTCTTCAGAGAACGACAGACAACCTAAAAGCAGACTTAGTAAAACAGATCGTGAACTTGTCGACAGCAGTAAAAGTGGCTGATGCTACAGTTGCTGGCAATGTCCCAACTTACAGAGGAGGGCTAACTAATCCATGAGCCAAGCTATTCCTGGAAACCCGCAGGTCTACGGACCCTACGACTTCAGCTTACCACAAAGGTCTACTGGAACAAGAACTGTCTGGAGCGGAAACTACATCTTCGCGCGAGTAAACGGCCAGAAACTTATGCTCACTTCGCAAGAACTTCAGAACCTCATCAATCAAGGCGTTGATGTTGAAGTAAGAACGCCTGGAACGTGATAAGATATGGGCATACCTGTAGAGAATCCTTTTGACCCGCTTACCGTGCTAATGAGTGACCCTAACTCTCCTGACCCTAGTATCGCTCAGATCATAAGTAGCCTCTTACAAACAGACTGGACACTTGCTTCGCCCGGCGTGAAAGACATAACCTGGACAACTACGAGGTTTGATGCGGCGCAGGATGTACCTGCTAACTTTGTTATCTCGTGCTATAATCCTGCTGGTCCTGTTACAGCAGAACCACTAAGTCGAGAAGCTTGGCAGATTCTTGAAGACGTTGTCGTTGATATACTTGTGAAAGTCTCTGCCGGTACGGCTCTTGCGATTAGCACGCGGGAAAGCATTCGGCAACAGGTTTACAGCATCATTCAAGCGAACCAGTTTAACGTACCAAAGTGCAGTGATATTTGGCCGTTGCGCGAGAAAGAGAAAGTAGAAAGCCCGGAGCTAATGCGTCTTACGATCATGTTTAGGTGCAGAAGCTTTAAGATCACAACTTAGAGGGCTTTTATGAGTGCAGTCATTCATGTTGAGGTCTTACACGCGCAGGAACTCGCCGATGACTTGCAAGGCTTTTTCGTTGAGACGATAACTCAAAAAGTGAGCGATGCGATCTCAACGGTCGGCTACCGGATGCGCGATACAGCTTTACAGCTTGTTCCGGTTCGTACAGGCTATCTGCAGAGCACGATAGGTTTTGAGCAGATAGCAAGTTGGGCTTTTCGCCTCTTCGCGCGGGCTCTATACGCGCCTTATGTAGAGTGGGGCACACACAGAGTAGCAGCGAGACTCTTTATGACGCATGCCGTTGAGCAACATCAAGCTGAGATGACTCAGGAAGTTGACAACGCAATCGCTAGCGCTATCGCAGAACTTTATGCGTTGTGAGAAGATGGACCGCTGGCTTAAGCTTCACATCTTTAAGACTTTCTTTAACGCGAGCGTAAGGCTCCTGAATCTTGCCACACCGAAAGTAGAGGCAACGTGGCCTCAGAACAAGATCGTTACTAACGTGTTCGCGAAACTATACCAAGCTCACAAGATAGAAGCTTTCTGCGGTAGGTTCGATGACGTTCCGTATCAGAATCTTGTAAGCCTGAAAGACAAGAATTTTCTAAGGGTCTTACAATTAACAGAGAAGCTTCTGCTTTACTTGGGCGAGATGGACCGGTATTATCGTCAATGGCTCGGCCTCGCTTTCTTGCTCACTGAAGATGAGCTTAAGCAGCAGAGAGAAGCCTTAGCTTATGAGGATTTCTTGAGTCTCGTTAAGGCTCAATGGGAATTTAACATGAGAGGAGCCGTTCCTGAGGAATACTTTAACGCTCATAAGGAAGATTTCTTGAATATAGTTCTCGCAAACTTCCTTATGAATCTCGCATAAAACTTGAATAGAGGTGAAAATAGCATGAGTACACCATTGATAGGTCGTAACGCCGTTGTCCAATACATTTCTGCCGGAACATCGATAACCATAGGCTTCGCTCAAGGGGCAACAGAAGATATGACTGCTGACTTGATCAAAGAGTTTCAGATGGGCAGCGACAAAGCAGCCGTTCTCGCAGCAGGTAACAAGCATTTCAAATTAGCAGTTGACAGGATGTACATAGACAACGCCTTCGGAGCAGTCCTCTATGGAAACCAGGTTGTTGACTTTGTCTTCGGCCCAGCAGGAACAAGTGGTGGAAATCAGAAGATAACTATAAAGAACGTCGTTCTCATAGCACGAAATGTGAAATACGACCAGAAGGGCATTGTCGCTGAGAAAATAAGTGGCGAAGGAAACGACCGCATAGTAGGCACGTTCTAAGCATCCCTTTTTTCTTCTTTTTGGCGCGTTTGCGCTAATTCACAGTTTTTGAGGTTAAGATATGAGTAAAAATGAAGAAATAGACTGGAAGAAAGTAACAAATATGGAAGAAGCTCTCGGAGAAGCTCAGAAAGCTAAAGCGAAGAAGGCGAAGCTCTTTGACCCGAAGCAGCTCGTCACAAAGGCCGCTCAGATCAAGACTATGACGGACTCCGAGTTAGGCGTTATCTCTTTCGGAACTGTCGTCACTGAAGAACTTGTAGAAATTAACAAACTCGCAACGCCTGAAGAGAAAGGCGTCTTTATGCTTTACTTAGCCCTACATAAAGCATACCCGGATATTACGCTTGAAGACGTCAAAGCATTTAGCCTAGAAGACTTCACGAAACTTATGAAGCTAATCTTTGGGAGCCAAGTTTTTTTCCCGAATCAGAAGCCGTCAGAGAATGGATTGAAAACTCCGGCGACGTTCAGAGGATCGGGCTCATAGTATACGTGTTCGGCTATACTCTTGATGAAATCGGGCAACTTTCTCCCTTTCAAGTAGAGTTTCTGATTCAATGGTGGAATTGGTGGAATGAGCAGCGAAGTTGAGATACAGCTTACAGCAATTGACCAAGCATCTGCCGTTGTCAATCAAGTAGCCGAGAATATTCAAACTGCAGGCTCACAAATTACCGAGAGCACAAATGCCGCGTCTAACGCGACTCAACAAGCAGGTCAGAGCACTCAACAGACAGCGTTAGGGTTCAATAACTTAGCAACTTCCGGTATGAGCCTCTACATGGCCATTGACAGAGTAGAAAACTCGCAAGTCGCGCTTGACAGGGCACACTTAGGCGTGGAGAAGGCAACGAACGCTGTTACTGCTGCTCAGACTCACTATAATGATGCTTGTGCAAAGTACGGTCCTAACAGCAAAGAAGCACAGGATGCGCTCGCTAAGCTTCAGACAGCACAAGAAGGTCTACAAGTCGCTCAAGAGCGTTCTGATATGGCTCAGAGAAACTATAACAACACTTTAATCTTCAGCGCGATGACTGTTGTCCCAAGCCTTATTACTGCTTTCACAAGTATAACAACAATCGGTCCAGCAGTAAGCGGCGCTGTTGAGGCAATCGGCGGAGCAATGGACTTTCTTGCAGCTAATCCGGTCGTGCTTATTATCGCTGGAATCGCGGCTCTTGTTATGGGTCTCATTTATGCTTATGAAAACTGCAAGCCTTTTCGAGACGCCATAAACGAGATTGGCATAGTGCTCGGCGGCGCCGTGATGACTGCTGTAAATGCAGTTCGTACTGGTCTGACGTGGCTCTGGCAGAACGTCTTAGCACCAATTGGAACCTTTCTAGCCAAAGATTTAAGCGCTAACATTGTCGCAGTAGGCGGCATAATCCAGTGGCTCTGGACTGATTGTTTTCAATTTCTTGAGAACGGTTTGATCTGGCTCTGGGATCATGTTCTGAAGCCACTAGCAGACTTCGTCGGAAATACGTTCGAAGGCGCTCTTGACGCTGTAGGCTCAGTTGTGAAGACAGTTTCAGGGTTTTTTGGTGGATTAACCAGCGCCCTTGGTAGCTTATGCTTCGTTCATGCGACGCCGGCAGCGCAAGAGTTCAACAAGACAATAACTGATACAATCGGCTTGACGGATACGTTAAGTGGGAAACTTGGCGGTCTGACGAGCGGCCTTACAGGCGTTGCTGGCGGCGTGTCAGGACCTTCTCCCATAGGCGGAATAGCTGCAGCAGCTACGAGGGCACCTATTACTGTTACGATTAGCGCGCCTCTCGTACAAGTTCAGGGCAGCGCAGACATGGATACTGCACGGCTTGCTGCCCAGCTTGTTCAGGATAAGCTGAAAAATGTGCTCGTAGAGGCAAGCAGTCACGGGGCACTTGAAAGTCACAAAAGAGTAAGAATAGGGTGGAATGGTTAAGTATGCTGTTAAGCGAACAAGAAAGAATCCTCACAAATGAAAAGAATCTGCTGAATAATCCAAACACGTATAATCCGTCCACTACGTGGGGACAGATATTTGACTATGGCAACGTCACAACACCAGAAGACGGTATCGTTTTCTTCGTCTTTACCGTAAACGCGGGCCTAAGTGCTCAAGGAGATATCGAATTATTCATTGGCGGTATGCCTGTTGAATGTTGCTCACCTTCGCCGCAAACAGTAACAATGGTCGGAGGCGCCATCTGGCTGCCAGCAGGAACGTACGATGTTACTGCGTATGGACGGCAAACTGGATCAATGTCTGGACCATCAATTTCAAACTTGCAAGTTGGATTCACACAGTTTAACGACTGTACATCATACGCTTTACAGAATTCTTCAAGCTGCAGCCTCACAGTTCCAGCTCGCACGACTCCGGTCGGCCCTCTTAACGAAGCAGTTTTTGCCATAAACGCGACGGCGCTTGCACCTGTGAATCAGCTTGTTACAACTCTCTACATAACTGTTGATGGACACTTGCAAATAAACGATGAGAGCGATTTCGGCAGCCGAGCAGCAACTGCTAAGTGTTACTTGCCTCTTTCCGTGGGCACAAGCCACTCGATAAGCATAACTTCTGATAATGCTTCAGCAACGTTATACCTAAGCGTTATTGCTTGTCCATGGATTCTAACGACAGCAGCACGTCTTCATCAGCCCGTGACGCTTAGTTTTCCACAGATGAGTACTCTTTATTCAATTATCGGCATCCTGTTCAACGACGTCGTGAAAGAGTGCTTTGTCGGCAAGCCTAAAGGCGTGAGCTTCGGGTCTGAGGATTATTACGGTTATTCTTCAGCCGGGACGGGCGCAATAATCTCGTTTAGCTATACTTTTGACAGCGTCAACGCTACAGTTGTCACATTAAGTGCGGATGGGCTCGGCTGCTGCATAGATAACATCGCGGTGGATGTCAGATGACAACTGTAAGCGCTGGTACAGCGATCTTAAACGTGGCAGACTGGGAAGAAACTGCTGACAGTGCCTTCCATGAAGCGGACACTTGGGAGCAGCAGCAATACAAGCATAAAGTCCGCGTGTACGGCAAAGTGCACAAGTGGGTTCTCACGTGCTTTGAGAAAGACGTGTCATGGGCTAACAGCGCTGTAAACTATTTTTATGGTCTTCAGAGTGCTGGAACCGCCATAGCCTTGGGCAGTGACGACCCTCGCAGGCCTATTAGTCCACCCGTCAGCGTTAAAGTTGCTCAAGTCATGCTGAAGCTCGCGCTTGAAGGCACACAGAACATTCGCCGCTTCACAGTTGACTTCAGAGAAAGCTTATAGGAAGTGAGGCGAGAATGTCGCTGGCCAGAGCATCAGAAACTTCAGCGTCAAAATCCATGAGACGATCTAGCTAATATTGCCTCTTGCACGCCTTGATGAAACTTCTTTTCTTGGCCAGAACAGCTCCTGGTAGCTAAATGGCAGCCTCCTCCTGACGACGTGGATCTAACGCCTATGCCCCGGCACGAAGAAATCGGGCACTGCAATTTCAAGCTCTGAGGTAGTCCGAATTTGGTATGGTTTAGAATGAATTAACTTGTACTGGAAGTGATGAATCTTTGAAGAAACTACTTGAAAACTTGGTTCAACATCTTCAGATTGGGGATCTTGTTCGTGTCCAGTGGTGCGACGCCAGCATAGGGAAAAGCCTAAGCACTGGCATCAATATTGACGTGCCCGTAGAAAGCTGGGGCGTGTACCTGGGGGTCCTGGGCGAGAAAGCGAAACACATAATTCTTGCACAAAATAACTTTCGGTACTCTGATGGACTTTTCGACCTTGACTATACGGCCATACCTCTTCAGTGGAGCGTTAGCATAACAGTGCTCCTCAAGGATCATGTCCACGCAGGTGAAGCGAAGCAGATGCTTAACAGTTTCCTCTTGGGTGGGCGTCGAATCTTGGCCAAGAGCAAACGGCAGCAGAGAGTGCGGAATCATCATGACCGACTGGATTAGGAGAGCTCTTACTCGTAAGCGCCTCGAAAAAGGCCCTAGGGCACGCGTCATCGTTGTTGAGGAGCCTAACGAGAAGCTTGTCTACACTGTCAAATTTGCGCTTGGCATGACTGCATGTCTGTCTGCAGTTGAGGTTGCATATATCGCCTTTCTCGGCCGCTGGAACAGCGAGATCTTCGCAGCTATAATGGAGCTCATCGGGACAGTCACAGGTATATTCATCGGGCAAAAGTCCTAACTTGCGTCATTTCATTTTTGGGTCGGTGGATAACGTGCGAAGACATGAGTTTTTCCGCATCAGGCATCTCCGCAGCACTTTTGACAGGTGTTCAGGCAAGTTCGTCATCAATATTGCCTATGAAACGTCGGTACCATCACATAGTAGTCGCGTTGTGTCTGTGGCCCAAGGCTTTGGCCTTGGTTTAGACAAGTGGGAGAAATTTGTGGTTTATGCTGATGTGCAGTTGAAAATAGGCGATCATGACATTGTGTATATTACTGGAGATTCAGGCAGTGGGAAAAGCGTGCTGCTGAAGGCATTGCAAAAGGATCTTGTTGACAGCGGTTTCACCGTGATCAACGTTTCCGACGTAAAGCCTGAGCTTGACAGGCCGCTTATTGAAACAGTTGGACAGGAAGTGTCCGAGGCACTTGGGCTTCTTGCAAGCGTCGGTCTTGGAGACGCGTTCCTAGTCCTGAGAACGTTCGATCAACTTAGTGACGGGCAGAAGTACCGGTATAAGATTGCGAAGATGATGGAAAGCAAAGCCCAGTTTTGGGTCTTGGACGAATTTGCAGCCATGCTTGATCGTGACACGGCCAAGGTCGTGGCTTTTAACCTTCAGCGACTGGCTAGGCAGCACGGGAGAGCAGTGTTGGCTGCGACAACGCATACGGACCTCTTTGAAGACTTGAATCCCAGCGTTCACGTTAACAAAAGGTTCGGAAAAGAGATCGCCCTAAAATACTTTCCAAACGAGCCCTCGCCTAAATGTAGCTTGGTCAGGGAAATGCGCATTGAAGCGGGCACAACTATGGATTGGAGAAGACTGGCAAGTTTCCATTACCGTAGTCACCAGATTGCTGCGCCACGAAAGGTTTTCTGTTTGAAGCGCGGTGAAGAGCTGTGCGGCGTGATAGTGTACTGTTATCCGGGGCCTGCATGTTTCGGCCGTAGGCTGGTTCTTCCCAAGATGAGCATGAAGGAATTGAATGAGAAGCTGAGTGTTATCAGCAGGGTTGTCGTGCACCCAAAGTACAGGACGGTGGGCTTAGGCGCTAAGCTTGTCAGGGACACTCTCACTTTAGCAGGCACGGAATATGTTGAAATGTCAGCTGTGATGGCGAAGTATAACCCGTTCGCAGAGAAGGCAGGAATGAAGAAGATTGCTGAACAACCGCCGTCAAAGGAAGCTTTGAGGATTGCAGAGATGCTTGAGCGAATTGGGTTTGACATTCAGTTACTAGGAAGCACAGGCTATGTCCTCACGAAGCTCCAGACTCTGAAGAAAAGAGACTTGGTCCAGATAAGACAAGCTTTCATCAGAAACCCTAACATACGATTCTTAAAATCGTTTTCTTATCACCTACCATTCGGCATTAAAGGTGCGTACGCTCAGAAAATAGAAAACGCAAGCCTAGACAAGCTCGCCGGCTTAATCAAGATCTGCGGCTTTCTGCTGCAGACGAAAGTCTACCTTTTCTGGAAACGTAATTAAAGAGAGTCCTGCTGCGTTGAGGTGTGGGTTTCTGGCGGGGACTAGGTTTGGTTCCTCAAGTAGGCTAATGGCGTCGGAGATGTTGTTTCTTGTTCTACCCGTTGTATTTTTGTGATTCTTCGATGGTTTTTTCTCGATCTCGAATTTCTCCCTAGTGCGTTATTGGGCGTGACGAAAATCCTAACATCTAAATATGGAAACGACAGAATCATGAGCCATGTCTCCTATTGGATACGCAGGAGCATTTTGGGAATCTTTCCTATCTCCAATATACCAGCTTATTTCGACTATTATTGGAGTGGTTATTGCTGGAGTGGCAGTTTATTATCTTCTTAGAGCGATAGGAAAGCCAAGACTCTTCATCAAAACTTTGGTCAAAGGAGATAACTTGGGTTTTAGCGTGAGTGTTGAAAGAAATGTGATTAAGGACGCGAGAGTTCGATGTAATAATATAAACTATTTTTGGGAAGATGGAACAAGGCTCGAAAGAAAGGATTTGTATGTTGGCGATGCTCCCAGTTCATTCTTTCCTTATCGAGTAAATGTCGAATATGTAAATCACATCTCTGAAAATTCAGGATGGACACCTGAAGAAGAAGCGAGATTCAGTGGTGGAGTTTTGGTTACTGTCAAAGAAATTACAACACAAAAAACCGTGCACGTTGAGGGGCACCCCATTCCAAAGAATGCCACGACACCTGTTGTATTTGCGCGTTCCCCTAGGGAACCCATGCTCAACGTGTCTATCAGGATAATCGGAGAAGGCGTAGAAGAAAAAATAGATTACTCTTTGGATGTTGGATTGAATAGCCTTATCGTTCCCGCTATCAAAGAAGGCAAGCCGTTGATGGATTATGTTTCATTCAGTTTTGCGTTGAAAAAGAAGTCTTTCTTTCGATGAAAAAGACGACTTTGTGAAGTCCTCCTCGGATTCGAGCCCGCGCGCGCTTGCACAGTTATTTGCACATTTGCTTTGTCTATCTATAGCACGGCGCGCGCTCGAGAGCGAAACAATTAAAATCGCCAATGTTCACTATCTACTTCAAGAGAAGGTGTCCGGTGACGAGATGACAGCTGAACAAGATCAAGAAGAAAGGGAAGAGGAGTGGTTGCAGGAGGAAGAGGAAGAGCATTATCCTATCGATTACAATATCTCAGCATCTCCCAATGATTTCAACGTGAAAACGCTCTTCGACTTCATCGCATCTGGGATCTTGAAATTGCCCGGATTTCAGCGAAACTACGTCTGGGATCTCAAGAGAGCCTCGAGACTCATAGAATCAATCCTAATGGGTCTCCCGATACCTCAGATCTTTCTGTATGAGAAAGGACGGAACGACTTCTTGGTTATCGATGGTCAGCAGAGGCTTATGACGATTTACTATTTCATAGAAGGTAGATTCCCGAGGATGGGGAAGAGAGCTGAACTTAGGCGAATCATAGATAGGGAGGGGAAAGTGCCGGAGGGAACTCTCGCTGACGATATCTACTTCACAAATTTCGAGCTTGACCTTGGGACTCGCTATATAGACACACCAAATCGATTGGAAGGTCTCACCGAGGCCACCTTGGATCCTGAAGATAGGACAGCGTTTGGACTTAAAACGATTCGATGCATCTTCATCAAGCAACATGCCCCTACTAATGATTCGATTATGTATGAAATCTTCTACCGGCTTAACACCGGAGGTATGAACCTAACTCCCCAAGAAATACGAGCGAGTCTTTATTACTCTGACTTTTACAGCATGCTGACGGCTGTCAATCTCGACGATCGTTGGAGAAGGCTCACTAAGCCAGAACCTGATATTCGCATGCGCGACATGGAGATACTACTTCGTGGTTTTGCCATGCTCCAGAATGGCAACAACTACAGGCCACCAATGGCTCGATTTCTAAACTCCTTCTCGGAGACAGCTAAATCATTCGAAGCTGAAGAGATTCGATACTTCAGATTGTTGTTTGAGGCGTTCCTGGCAAGATGCGCGAGACTTCCCCAGGGCGCATTTCAACTTCAGACTGGAAGATTTAGCGCCTCCGTGTACGAGGCCATCTTCACAGCGGCATGCGAGAAAGCGTTTGGTCAACGCAACTTGGACATACCTCAAATAGATCCGGAAAAACTCGATACTCTCAAGAAAGACCGATCTTTTCTGGAAGCAAGCAGATCACAGACCACCGGCAAGGAAAATGTGAGTCTGAGACTTGCGAGGTCAAGAGAACTTCTGTTGAAATGA